ATGTGGGAAACGCGGTTGACGATGTTCTTCTCTTTATAAGAAGATTCGAGGCGCCAACCTCGTCTTGCTTGTCCCTTGTCAATTGGCGTTTTACTTTTTGCCACTGACAATGTATCTGTCGCTATCCGGTTAACCAATTGATCTTTTTCTCTTTCAAGATCACGGCCAACTCTTTTAGTGCCTCGAACACTGATTCTTAACATTAGTGTTCCTTATGCGTTATACGCTTGAACATCTAATGCACCTGAACCTTGGAAGTTCACAGTAGCAGTGATTAAGTCGTCATATGAAGCAGTTCTTGATACTGAAGTAACAAGCACTTTTCCTGTAAACTTTTCACCAGCGGCTGATGATGGGTAAAACTCAACAAATAAATCTGAGTCTACATCAGGACGGAAAGCATCGCTTGCCCCTGTGTGTCCATCGTCGTATACCACTTCCATTGATCCTGTGAATTGGTGTAAGCCGGCTTTGTAAGTTCTTGCCGCATCGCCCATAACTGTGTCTTCAATCACATCTTTTGTGTGTTCCACTGTCCATGAACGAACTTCAGCAATAGCAGATTCACCAGCACTGTCAGTTCCGATTTTAACGGTTCCGTTTTCGCCTGTATATGTTGCCATAGTCTAGTCCTCCTTTTTGGCAGTTTCGTCATCGATTACAGATTCTTCAGAATCGGCCCAATCTTCATCTAGGTCCCAATCTGAATCATGTTCGCAATTTTCATCACAAACGTGTTCTTCCTCGACAACTTCTGTTGAAGTCACTTGAGCGTTGGCAGTAATTTTATTCTTACTACGTTTCACCGGTGACTTTTTTTCTTGGGTTGCACTAAGTGTCCAACCTTCTTCAAGAAATCTGTTAACACGGTCTTCTTGGATATATTCCCAACTACCGTTTTTATACATTTTAATATATTTGATAGGCATTATACCGCTCCTTTAGTAAATGAATAGCGAACTTCAGCAATCAGGGCAAACTCACCCAACGGCGGTGCCCTATCAACTACTTCAATTGAAGTAACGTGAGTTGTTGCCGCTCTAGTTGCCGCTAGTTCTCTATCTCTGTTAGTGTTAAGAGTTTCTTCAATACGTTCAATCAATTCATTGCGTTTTTGATCTACTGATTGAACAAACCCCTTTCGTCCGTCTGAACGAACAAAGCCTCTTATTGTAATTTCAAGTGTGCCACGTCTATTGCCGCCCATTGAATTATCTTCACGTGCTTCATTGCCTGTTGTGACTAACAGTGCAGGAAACTGTGTAAGAGCAAGTTTATCTGTATCAAATGGCTCGCGTGTGATTAATCTTGGTTTAGGATTATCCATATCCTCCAAGACCTCAATAATGTTGTTGATTATATCTTCTCTGTTAGACATAGCCTACTACCTTTTTAGGCGTAGGAAATGAGTTGCTTCTTTTTCTGCGTCTGAAACTGTGCCGCTAGAATCCAAATCATATTCTACACCATCTCTTAAAACTTTATCAAATTCTTCAGCATATTCTTTTCTGTAGAATTCCATCTTACGTTCAAAAATATCTGGTTCTGGTTCAAACTTTGCAAGTTTAGGTAGGATATGATAACCTAGAGCACGAAATACTGTGATTCGTGTAAGTTGGCTAGCAGTATACATATCTTCATCAGGCTCTTGTTGTCCTGAAATAAATTTTACGTCATATAACCCAATTGTCTGTGTTGGCCACCAATTGATACGCAAATCTCTAAACACATCATTTTGTGCTTTAGAAATCTCATCATCAAAATCTGGAATACCAAAATCAAGAATATCAGGTTCGTATTCTTGTATATCGCTTACTGTTGCTAATGTTGCCATAGGATACTGTCCTTTATTACGCTATTGGGTCCTTCCCAAACCGCTTTGTTTGTTAACAAAGTTATTTATAGTAAATCTGTGGAAAGGTGCAGTTTTCATTAAAAAAGGGCAGTAGTTGCCTACCGCCCTTTAGTGTTATGCGTCAGTAGTTATAAAAATTATAACTGTGCGTCTCCTAGGATTCCAACACCGTATGCGTCAAAGATTTCTTTAACACCGTATGCCATAGAACCTACGATTTCTGTAGAACGTAAAGAAGCATCTCTTTGCTCTTCAATTCTCATGTTACGCTTAACAACATAGCCAAGTGCATCTTGTGACATAGCCGCACCTACGAAAGCACCTGCAGAATCGCCTGATACAACAGTTGATTCAAACACTTGCATTCCTGCGATGTTGCCGATGAAACCGTCTCTTAATGCTTGGTTACCAATATCACTTGGGTTAACCATGTTAGTGTTACCAGCATTAGTTAACTGTGATTTGATTTGGTATGCTTGGTATGGGTGTAATACACACACATATGGTCCAGGCGCATTGTTGTTTCTTAGTGTAGCCGCCGCTTTGAATAAGTCTTGAACAGTGATTTCAGCCGCACCTGATCCTACTTGGTTTGAGAAACCAGAGAATAAAGCCGCTAAGTCTGTGTCAACTTTTTTAGCCATTGCGTCACCTAATTGTCTACCAATAGCCGCCGCTACATCATCAGTAGCCGCTTCTCTTGATAAATCTGAAAGTGCAACTAGAGCACCTTTTTCAGAACATACAATCTCAGCACTTGTAGCGTCGAAAGCAGTTCCTGAAGTGATGTCTGTGCCTTCAGTTAGGTTACCAGCACTAATTGCTGGGTAAATTGGAACCTGTGCAGTTAAGCCAGGTGTTCCTGTCATGTCGTAATTACGAACAAGCGGGCGAATTACAGTTTGCTCAGAAAGTGTAAACAAAGCCGCTTGGACGATATTAGCATACAACTCTGCAGATACAGTAGTTGTTACTAGGTTTGTAGTGATTGCCATTGTTTCGTCTCCTTATAGCGTTTTATACACGGATCCCTTTTGCTCTCATGATTTCTCTATATTGAGCACGATGTTCAGGATTCTCCATGTTAAGTTTTGTCACATCGTTATCTGCCACAGGAGTTTGCTTGCCTACACCATTGCTAGTTCCTGATCCTGTTGGGCCAGCACTTACAAAGTGTGGTGATGCTGTAAGGAATTCATTTACCAGACTTGATACTTTTAATGGATTACCATTATCATCATATCTAACTTGTCCGTTAGTGTCTACAACATCAACGCCACCTGCTTCATTAAGTTTTAAGTTGCCTTTTAGCAATGCAACCACTTGCTGTGGATTAATTGCTTTTTGGCTACTTGCTTCATTTAGCAATGTGCCGTCTACCTTGATAGAATGCAATTCACTTTCATACTGCTGAATCTTTCCTTGAAATTTTTCAGCCTGTTCCTTTAAAAGTTTTTCAAACTCGCCACGCTTTTCTAACTCTTGCTGACGTGCTTGTTCTTGCTTTTCTACCAACTCGTTGTATAGGTTCAAATCAACGTTTGAATATTTCTTTTCAAACTTTGCTTTTTCCCTTGCAACCCTTTCAGCAACAATACGATTTACATCATCTTGCGACAAAAGGTTATCTTGTTCCTTAACAGTTTCCTGTGTATTAGCCTGTTTTTCACCTACTGGTTGAGCAACAGTTTGCTCTGTATCATTAACCGCTGTGTTTTCTGCGTCCATAATTACCTCTTTTTAATTGGTTGAGTGTTTCCCCTACGCTCTATCGTAGTATGTTTTTATTTAGTATGTTTTAACTAAAATCGTTATTTATCGGCCTTTGCGACCGCCACGAGTTGACTTTTTCTTTTTCTTTTTGCCACCACGTGACATAGTTCTTCCACCTCTTGATGCCATGATAGACCTCCTTATGGTTTGTTATAGTAATTATTTAGATTTTGACTTGCGATAACCACGTGCATAAATCGCACGTCCTTGGCGTTCTGCTTGTTTGCGTGTTTTGTATACTTTACCTGTAGATCCCCAACGGTATCCACCTTTTACTCGTCTAACTGGCATCGTCTTCTATACCTTCCCAACTTGGATGCTCTACGAGTTTTGGTTTGTTTTTATATCCATCAAGTATTTCTTTTCTGCGTTTCTTTAGCAGTGGATATAAATCAATTAGATTCTTCCTCGCACGAACACCGGGCGTCCTAAAACCCTTGGTTTCATACTTGTGTATGTTCTCATTATACTCTGCGAGAATCCTACGTATTTCTTGCTCTGTAGGTGTTTCACTGATCCAGTCTCTCTCTGGTATATACTTGCCCATTATTCACCTCTGTTGAATAAACGTGCTATCTCTGGATGAACCTGTTTAATCTGTTCGTCCGTATACCCCTCGCTGATCATTTCTCTTAGATGTGCTACCAATTGGTCAGCACTAGTTGCTTCTGGATGTTCCATTCGCTCTTCTTCAACTGTTTCCATACCCTCGCTCATTGGGGCAACCACTGTGTTTTCTGGTTTCCAGTCTTCATACCAATCCTTGACTTCTTCATAACTTCTTTCAGTGATAGTTTCTAGTATCATCTTGTCGATCTTATCAATAATCATAGGATCAGTTGGACCTGCTTCTTTCGCCATCTTAAGCATTGCAATATCATTTGCTTTGTCTTGTATGGAGAAACTGTTTGGATAGTCTACTTCGCCATCCCAAGTTTTACCTTGATATAATGCCCATAGTCGCCATAACTGTTCTTCAGCGTGTTCTAGGTTCATTGCAAAGTCAGCCAGTTTAGCATTTAGCATTTGAAATTCTGTTTGTAAACCAATACCTGATAAGCGTCTTGATTCAACACTTCTAATACCACCCAAACAAGCCATTCTATCAATAGCATCAACTTTGTTTCTAATTGACTGCAATACTGAATCAATTGACTGTCCATTTGGTTGTAGTAGGTATGGTTTCAATGCACCATCTAAACCTTGTGGCATTTGAATGATTGAACCTGCACCAGCACTTGCTTCAGTGTCTGCTGTTTTTACAAGACTTGGGTGATTGGTTAATCTAATAATTTGTTCAATCTCTGAATATTCTTCGTAGATTGATTTCTGCATATCAGCAATATCGCCTACGGCAGATATGCCTATTCCTCTTATGTTTCCTCGTTGGGCATATACACAGACAGCCGGAACCCTTCCGAGAGCGTTAGGGACAGTTTCATACAATTCACCAGATTTTTCATCGCCGTCTATTAGATATACATTAATTTCTTCTGGTGTGTATTCCCTGATATACTGTTTGTTCTTTACAATCTCTTCTTTTACTTTTAGGTATGTAAGTTCGTAAAGTCCATTCGGTTGTCTTTCAAATTCCCAGTCCAAAACATTGTCTGGTGTAAACAGTGAAACATAAGGACGTATGCCTTGATTCAATTCATCTGCTCTTGTGTAAGTTTGTGTGTTTGGTTTATCAACAACTACCCAAGTTGTTCCATAAACTTGTGCATAAGCACTAACATCACGCATAAACGCAGTAAAACTTCTACCATCTAGATCAGCATCTGCAAGGAAAGGATCTAATCCAGGGTCGTTAGCAATACTACCGTAATTTCTTTTAATTTCTTTTCTAAACAAGAATGAATTATAAATGCCTGTCACACTTTTAACATGGTTGTCAAGTGCTACTTGACGTAGGCGTTTTTCATAATCATCTCTGCTTTCATAATAGTATGGTTCTAGATATCTACCTGCAAAGAAGTCATATCCACCTTGATATGAATCTCCTAGGAAAGTCCATCTATTAATATAATATTTGTATGCTTCGTGTGCTTCTGTAATATAATCAATTGCGTATCTGCTATCGCCTTTGATTACTCTATCTCTTATTACGGGCATTATGCGTATCTCCTTGCGTTATTGTTTTGACCAGTAAATGCCCAACGTTGTGGTGTTGTGCTTTCAAATTCTGTGCGTAAAGGATATAAAAAGTCAACCAAATATCCTACAGCATCAGCCATATGATCATGCACTCCGTCTTTGGAAATGACGTTTGTTTCCGGCTTATATACCATTCTTTCTAGACTATTAATTATGTTTTTGCACTTAGGATCAACAAATAGTGATCTTTCACCTCTGCTGTTCTTTAATTTTGCATTAACACTATTAACTCTATCTCTGATTGGTGTATGATTTTTTCTAACTTGAACTATAAATCCAGCATTTTGTAGTATAGAAATATCTGTTCTTCCGCCTGCTGATGTTTTTTGTTGTCTACCTGCAGGATCTGGATACATTATAATTTTAGAATTTGGATATCTTCTTTTTAATTCGTCACAGGTATCTTCTGTGCTTGAACTGTTTAGTAATAATTCATCAACAAAATAAATTGTGTTATTTTCAATTATAGCAATAGCACTTGCCAATTTTCCAACGTTAAAATCTTGTCCAATATGTAATTCTGTCACATCTGGATTAACAAAAGATTTTAATGAATGTTGTCTATCAAAGTTATAGTAAACAACACCTGAATATGTGTTAAATGTTGCTAGGTATTCCTGTTCAAAAGTCTTTTCATCCATATCACGTTTTGCTTGTTCTATTTCATCTTCAGGAACATTGCCGCCATCTAGTGTTGTATAAGTCCATGCACCCCAGTTTTCTGT